CCGGGGCAATTCAGCCAGGGGTGCGCGCTGGATGGGGAGAGTTTGGCGTGCTCGCTCATGGATCAGGCCCCGGCTTCTTCGCAAGCGGCGATGACGGCAGCGAACTGCTCGGGCTTCACGTCGGGCAGCTTGGCGGCGCCGAACCCGGAGAGCACGGCCACGGCAGCGTCGCGGCCTTTGGTGCGGGCCAGCTTGGTAACGGCGTCTGCGGTGTCCTGGTAGGTCGGTGCGTCGGCCGGGTTGTTGGCGTGGCCGTGCAGGGCCTTCTCGGCTTCGCTGGCCGTCATCTGCGTGAGGGCTTCCGGCTTCTGGTCAGCGGCCTGGGCGGTTTCGGTGGCGGCTGCAGCTTGGGCTTCGGCCTTCGGTTCTTCCTTTGCCTCGGTCTTGGCGGCTTCCTTCTTCGTGGTGGTGGCCTTGCCCTTGGCTTCTTCCTTCGCGGTTTCGGCAGCGTGGCCGACACAAGGCGAGGTCTTGGGCAATTCGATGCCACCGACGTTGAGGGCGGCCATAACCGCGTTGAGTTGGGCGGGATTGCTGATAGTTACTGTCATCGGGAACATGGGCTTACTCCTGGTTGGTGGTTACGAGGTCGGTCAAACGGGTGAAGAAATCCCCGGCGTCGTTCGCCAGGGCGCGGAATTTGGCGGCGAGTTCAAGCTCGGCCTTGAGCAGTTCGGGGTCGTCGAAGCCGGCCTCGCCGATAACTTCAAGAAGGGCGACCGTGTTCTCGGTGCTTTGGATCAGCGCGCCACCCAGGGCCTTGATGTGCTTGGCCTCAAAGTCGAATTCCTCGACGGCCTCGGTCAGTTCGCCGTCTTGCTCGTCGAGCAGTGCCTCGAAGCGGGCGAGCAATTCAATTTCAGCGGCCGACGAGGTGAGAGGGTCTTGCTCGGCGTAGATGCTGGCGACCAGGTGGCGGTCATCCATGGACTTCATGAGTTGGGCGGTCAGCATTTCGCGCGCTCCAACAGGTTCAAGCCGATGCAGATAGCGTCGCAGGGGTGCGACGCGATAATTTTCAGGTCGAGGCCGGCGCCGCGAACGCGGTACAGGCGGCCGGGAATCAAGGGTGCTGCGCTCATCGTTCCATCCTTTCGTTTGTGGAATACTTAAACGCATTATGCGGAACGGTATTAAACAAGTCAATACGGAAACGCATAATTTAAGACGTGACGAAAAAGCCCGCACGAGGCGGGCTTAGTCAGTTACCGGGGGTGGGTGCCGGCTAGGTCGGTCTGTAGAAGGCGCCGCGCGGCACGATGGCGGCGACGTAGTGGATGGCCTGGATGTCTTGCAGTTGCAGGCTGATCGGCTTGAAACCGTTGTTGATGCTGCCCAGCGTGACCTCGCCGTCGCGGGTGTAGAGCAGTTCCTTCACCATCTTGCGGCCGTCGTGGCAGATCACGACCACGTCGTCGCCTGGGTTTGGCGCCGTGTTGGGTTCCACCACGATGAACTCGCCCGACTTGATCCTGGGCCGCATCGACTCACCACGCACGCGCAGCGCGTAGGTGTTCTGGTCCTTTGCTGGGTATTCGATCAATCCGTCTCCATAGCCTACCGGGTGGCCGAGTTCTTCTAGGTAGCCGTCCGGGCCGCCTTCCACGGTGCCAACGATGGGCACGTTCTTGAAGCGGCGCAGGTTGGGCGCGGCCTCGACTTCGTAGGGCTCGGGCGGCTTGCCGTGGTCGAAAGCCTCGGCGTCAGCGGTGCGCATGAACTCGACCGACACGCCGAAGTAGTCGGCGAGCGGTTGCACGGTAGCAGTGCGCGGGTCGTCGCTTTCACCTTTAAGTATCCGGTGAATGGTCGGCTGTTGCACGCCCGTGGCCTTCGCCAGCGCGGTGGGGTTGATCCCCTGCTTGGCGATGAGGTAGGCGAGGTTTCGACGCAATTGGCTCATGCTCTTGAATATACGCCATCGCATAAGTTAAAGCAAGAGGATACGAGGAGGTATTGCAGGACAATGCGAAAACGTATAGCATCGCCGTTATTTTTATACGGAGGTGTATTCCGATGGCGACCCCCGCAGCCTACCTGCAAAAACCCGATGAACTCGTGCGCACCCTGATTCGTGCCGGCTGGTCCCAAGAGGCCATCGCCAGCAGCATCGACGCGACGCAGCCCACCGTCAGCCGCATTCTGAGCGGCCGGCACAAAGACCCCCGCTACAGCGTGGTCGAGAAGTTGCGCCACCTCGTGCTCAACCTAGACGAATTCACGGTGGCGAAATGACAAGGCCCTGGACACTGATTCAGGGCGAGGCCCTGCCGGCGTTGCACGCCATGGCGGACGAGAGTATCGACGCTGTTATCACTGACCCGCCCTATTCATCGGGCGGGTTTTCACGTGACGACAAGGGCAAAGACCCGGACGCGAAGTACACGCAAAGCTCGGCCCAGGGGCGCTACCCCACTTTCTCGGGCGACTCGCGCGACCAGCGCAGCTATATGACCTGGTGCGCCTTGTGGATCGCCGAATGCACCCGCGTGCTCAAGCCCGGCGGCTACTTCCTGGCCTTCACCGACTGGCGCCAGTTGCCGGTGATGACCGACGCGGTGCAGGCCGGCGGCATTTTCTGGCGCGGCATCATCGCCTGGGACAAGGGCCGGGGCGCGCGGGCACCGCATAAGGGCTATTTCCGGCACCAGTGCGAATACATCGTATGGGGCACCAAGGGCGCTGCCATCCAGTTGGAGCACGACGGCCCCTTCGACGGCTGCATTCAATCGACCGTCAAGCGCGACGACAAACACCACATGACCGGCAAGCCGACCGCGCTTATGCGCGAACTGGTGCGCCCAGTTCTGCCAGGGGGGGTAGTGCTCGACCCGTTCGCCGGCAGCGGCACCACGGGCGTGGCCGCAGTCCTTTCCGGTCGTCGGTTTATTGGCATCGAGCGCGAGGCCGCCTATGCGGACATTTCGCGCAGCCGACTGGAAGCCGCCGAGGCCGAGTTCTGCGGCGTGGCCGATTTGATCTGACCGGGGAGACGATAAGTTGAGTTCCGATTTTCAAACACACGGCCGCGCCCTGCTGGGCAACGGCTACCTCATCATCCCAATCAAGCCGGGGCACAAGCGCCCGGCCCTCGACAACTGGCAAACCGCACGCCTCGGCGCCGCTGACCTGACCCGCTACCCGGCGCACGGCGTCGGCGTGCTGTGCGGACAAGGCGCCCAGCCCATTGCTGCCATCGACGTGGATACCATGGACGAGGGACTGGCCGCGCGCTTTGTGGCCTGGTGCCAGGAACACCTCGGCGCGACGTGTGAGCGCGTCGGCTTTGCCCCCAAGATTCTGCTCGCCTACCGGGCCGAGTCCGAAGGCTGGGGCAAGGCCACCGGCGCCTGGTTCGAGGACTTGGGCGGCGCGCGGCACCGGTTGGAAATTCTCGGCAAGGGCCAGCAGTTCGTGGCCTACCATATCCACCCGGACACGGGCGAGCCCTACGAGTGGGTCGATTTGTTCGGTGGGCTCGATGTCATGCAGGCGCGTGACCTGCCCACAATCACCGAGGCCCAGGTCGAAGAAGCCCTGCAGGTGTTCGAGGTCATGGCCGCCGAGGCCGGGCTGGTTCGCGTGTCGGGCAGCAGGAACAAGGCCGGCGGCATGACCTCGGCGCCCGAGGACGACCCGCTCATGGCCTATGAGCCGCCGGTCGGTATCGAACTGACCGAAGCCCGGCGCCTGGTGGCCTATGTCGATAACGAGGACTACGACACCTGGCTGAAAGTCGGCATGTCGCTGCACCACGAGTTCGACGGCGGCATTGAAGCGCTCGACTTGTGGGACGAATGGTCGAGCACGGCCACCAACTACGCGAGCCGCGAGGATTTGGAGAAGCGGTGGGACAGCTTCGGCAGGTCCGGCCGCAATCCGACCACGGCGCGCTGGCTGCTCAAGGTGGGCAACCAGGGCAAGCGCGACGCAGTGAAGGCGGAGAAGCGCACCGCGCTGGATGATGCCAAGGGCCTGATTCTCGCCTGCGAGGATTCCATCGACCTGGTGAATGAGGTAGCCCGGCAGGCTGGGGAAGCCGCCGGTACCGACCTCGCCCTGCGCGCGGAACTCGCCGGCCTCATTCGGGCGCGCTTCAAGGAACTGACCGACACCAGCCTGCCCGTGGCCGACGTTCGCGCGGCCATGGCTGGCGGGCGCAAGGTGGTGGACTTCAACAAGCAACGCCGGCAAATGAACGAGTTCGGCAATGCCGAGCGCATGCTCGACCACTACGGCGACGGCCTAATGTACGTGCCGGAAATCGACGGCTGGTTCATGTGGACGGGCATCTACTGGCGCCGCGCGGCCGGCGTCGAGCTTGAGCACCTGGCGAAGGAAACCATCCGCGCGCTGCCCGACGAGGCCAAGACCATCGAGAGCGACGGCGAGCGGGCCGAGTTCTTCAAGTTCTGCGCCATCAGCCAGCGGGCCGTCATGGTGCGCAACATGGTGAGCCTGGCGCAGTCCGACCCGCGCATCGTGGTGGGCATGACGGACCTCGACAAGCTGACGCACCTCTTGGGCGTCGGCAATGGCGTGGTCGACCTGCACACGGGCAAGCTGCTGCCACCGGACCAGGCGTACCGCGTGACCACAATCACGGCGGTGGAATTCGACCCGGCGGCAAAGTGCCCGCTGTTCGAGCGCACGGTGGCCGACGTGTTCTTCGGCGATGCCGACATGATCGGATTTTTCCAGCGCCTCGTGGGCTACTCGCTGCTGGGCAAGCCTGACGAGGACGTGCTCGCCATTCCCTATGGTTCCGGGTCCAACGGCAAGAGCACGGTGCTGGGGGCCATTCGCGACGCCCTGGGCGAGCACGCCAAGATGGCAAGCGCCGACACCTTCCTGAGTAGCGGCGTCGGTGGCGGCAATGCCGGCGCGGCACGTGAGGACGTGCTGCGGCTGCGCGGCGCCCGGTTCGTCTATGTCAGCGAGCCCGACGAGGGCAGCGAACTGCGCGAGGGCCTTATCAAGTCCATGACCGGGGGCGAGCCGCTGCCGGCGCGCGGCCTGTATTCCAAGACCACGGTCGAGGTGGCGCCCACGTGGGTGGCCTTCATGCCGACCAACCATCGGCCCATCGTCAAAGGCGACGACCACGCCATATGGCGACGGCTGCTGCCCGTGCCATTCACCCGCAACTTCGACCAGGATCTGACCCTCACCAAAGACCCGGACCGGGCCGAGAAGCTGGCGGCCGAGGCGGCGGGGATTTTGGCATGGTGCGTGCGCGGCGCCCTGGCCTATCAGAAGGACGGCCTGCAGCCACCGGGCGCCGTGCGCAAGGCACGCGAGGACTACAAGAGCGATATGGACCTGCTCGGCGAATGGCTCGACGAGTGCTGCGAACTCGGCCCCAGCAACGTGGAAAGCAACGCCCGTTTGTGGGCCAGTTGGGAAGCCTTCGCCAAGGCGCGGGGCGAGTTGCGGTTCATCGCCTCGGCAAAGAGCCTGGGGCGTCGGTTGCAGTCCAAGGGGTTCGAAGTCGTCCGCGATACGGCCGGGTTGCGGGGCCGTGGGCTTGTTGGCCTGCGCGTCCGGCAAGTGGGGGACTTCACTTGACCGCGCAACTTTTTGCAAATAGCGATTTTCTGCGCGTTCGTTGCGTGCAGGTTTTTGCAATCTGCAAATTGTTGCGCGTTTGTTGGCAGGGGCGGTGGGCGGGTTGCGTCGTTTGCGTCGTTTCTACCCCTTTTTTAAGGAAGTTTCTCATACGTGTACATGAAGAAGTTAGTCAAAAAAGCATGAGAAACGACGCAAACGACGCAAGTAAAAAATTGCAGATTCAAAGGAGGGCGGCGCATGCAAAAAACGGTGGCGGTGAATGAGCGAGGGTTGCGGATTGGTGAGGACCATCAAAACGCCCGATACACCAACGCGGAAATCGAAATGGTTTTGACCCTGCGCGACGAGGACAAGAGCTATGGCGAGATAGCGCGCCTGGCGGAAATGCCGAAGAGCACGGTGCGCGACATCTGCACCGGGCGTCGTCGGTGCCAGTACCCGGCCGACTTCAAAACCGTGCGCGTACCGGAAGAGCAGCAGGCTTGAATGCACAGCATGAAATTGACACCTGAAAAGCTCACCGCGTTTTGCGCAGCCCTGGCCGAGACATGCAACGTCGGCCGGGCGTGTAATGCTGTCGGCATTTCGCGCCAAACTGCCTACAACTGGCGAGAAGCCGACGCCGACTTCGCCCTGGCCTGGGAACGTGCCATGAAGGCCGGTCTGTTGGCCCTTGAGGATGAAGCGCACCGCCGTGCTTTCGAGGGCGTGGATGAGCCCGTTTTCTACAAGGGCGACGAGTGCGGCACGGTGCGCAAGTACAGCGACACGCTGACCATCTTCCTGCTTAAAGCCCACGACCCGGACAAATACCGCGAGAACAGCCGCATGGAACTGACCGGCGCCAACGGCGGCCCGGTGCAAATAAGCGACACCGAGCGCGCCGCCAAGATCGCCGCAATCCTTGCCGCTGCCAAAGCACGCAAGGACGGCGATGTCTCCGACCTCGTTTGACGCCGACCTGCTGGCCTACCTCACGCCCGAGGAACTGGCCGAACTCGACGCGCTCATCGTCAGCGACCCGACCAT